CGCTTCAGTGAGTGACCTCGCACTGTTAGAGCAGGCAGGGTTCACGGTGAGGGCGAAGAAGAAGAATCCAGCGGTTAAGGATAGGGTCGCGGCCATGAATAGGGCGCTAGGGCAGGGAAGGGTTAGAATCAACGCTGAGGCGTGCAAGGTCACAGCCGAATCGTTAGAACAGCAGGTATACAAGAACGGTGAGCCAGACAAATCGAGTGGCGTAGATCACCAAAACGATGCGACAACGTACCCCATCGCGTATGAGATGCCGGTCATGAAGCCGGTTGCCAATGTACGCTTTGCCTTTGCCACCTAAGAGAATCAACCGATGACAGTAGAAAACAAAAACCCCGATTATGAAACCTATCTGCCGGTCTGGAAGAAGACGCGAGACGCCGTTAGAGGCTCTGTAGCCGTAAAAGATAAGCGGCAGGACTATCTGCCAGTTCCCGATTCAGAATCCAATGATGACAGCGTAGGCTCGCAGTCGATGCGATACCGGCAATATCTCAAGCGTGCATTGTTCACCAACTTCACCGGACGCACCAAAAATGCTTTGGTTGGGGCGGCATTCCGAAAGATGCCGGTGCTTGAGATCCCTACGGCCTTGGATTACCTTTTGACCGATGCAACCGGCGACGGATTAGGGCTGGTTCAAATGGCCAAGGATGAGCTGTCCAACCTTCTGGAAACAGGCCGCGCCTTCTTGCTGGTTGACTACCCCCAAGCGGAAGATGGGTTGAGCGCCGAGGATGTCTCAACGCTAGACCTAAAAGCCTCAATTGTCCCGTTCACGGCAGAACAGGTCATTAATTGGCGTACTGAGTCAGTCCGAGGCCGCAAGCTGCTGACCCTTTGCGTGATCGCGGAAGACTACAAGGACGGCGGGGATGAGTTCTCGCACGATACCGATACACAATACCGAGTGCTCAGGTTGAGGGAAGATGGTTACACCCAACAACTCTATCGAGACGGCGCACCATATACCGAGGAGTTCTACCCGAAAAAGGCCGATGGTTCGGCTTGGGACGTAATCCCCGGAATCTTCGTTGGATCAAAGAACAATGACGCGACGGTAGACGATGCGCCGCTTTCTGATATTGCGGATGTGAACATTGCCCATTACCGCAACTCGGCAGACTACGAAGAATCATGTTTCTTGACTGGCCAACCAACCCTGTTCATCACTCATAGCCTGTCGATGGAGCAGTGGTTCGAGTACAACCCCAACGGGATCAAGTTAGGATCTAGGGCGGGCCATGTGCTAGGTGAGGCAGGAAGCGCGACATTGGTACAGGCTGACCCCAACAACCTAGTTTTAGAGGCAATGAAAGCCAAAGAGAACGCAATGATCGCCATTGGTGCGCGTATCGTCACCGATAGGGGCGGGAATGAGACGGCAGAGGGCGCGAGAATCCGATTTGCCAGTGAAAACTCAGTTCTAGGCGATATTGTCCACAATTTGAGCCAAGCTATAGAACAGTGCTTAGTATGGTGCGGTGAATTCATGGGCGTTGGTGATTTGTCAGAGTTCGAGATCAACCGAGAGTTTTACGACAAGTCCGTTGATCCTCAATTGCTCATGTCAATGGTCACGCTCTTGGATCGGCAGATCATCAGCAATCAGGACATCTTTGACCGACTGAAAGCAGGGGGAATCATCGACGCTGATCGACAGCTCGAAGACATCAAGGAAGAACTCGGAGAACTGGCCCCGCTAGGCTAACCCATGTCAACCAATGACAAAATAGAAGACGCCGTTACACGCCATCAGGTGTTCATCATGCGTTACTCGCAAGGGCGTGAGCGTTTGGCCGATGACTATGTAGAAAAGCTGATAGAGGCCGTCACAGAGCGTCTAGGGGCGGATATAGCCACGGTTTCACCGGCTAGGCTGGATCAGATCATCGCCGAAGTGGCCGAGGAGATAAAATCCCAGTCTGAGGAGTACGAAAAGTCCGTTGTCGATGAGATGCTGGAGTTTATCGGGTATGAATCCGAGTTCAACGTTAACCTCTTAGAAAATGCCGCCGCTGCCGTTGCAGTGACCGCCCCAGCCTTGGCAATCCTACAGGCCGCGATGCTACTGAGACGAATGCCGTTAGAACCCGATAGATCGTACACCATAAACGAAGCGTTGCAGGAATACTCTGGCAGAAAGTCCAGACAGATAGTCCAGACCATCAGGGACGGCGTAACCCTTGGGCAGACATCCGAGGAAATAACTAGCAATATCAAGAACTTAACTAAGTTGCAGCAAAGGCAAGCGGCAACACTTGCTAGAACCGTCACAAACTATACAAGCGTCCAAGCTAGAGAAGTGGTTATGAGGGAGAACCCTGATATAACTAATAGTTATAAATGGATTGCCACGTTGGACGGTAGAACCTCTTTGATCTGCGCGAGCAGGGATCAGCAGATATTTAAAGAAAGCAACGAAAGCCCAAAGCCTCCAGCGCACTTTAACTGTCGCAGCACCATAGCCCCAGTCGTTGAAGGGGACTCAGCAGACCAATTTAGAGCCGCTCTAGGAGACTCTGGAGCGCAGCAAGTAAGTAAGAGCACTCGATACGAAACATGGCTTAGACGGCAATCTAGGGCGTTCCAGACGGAGGTTTTGGGGGTTACGAGAGCTAAACTGTTCCGAGAGGGGCGAATCTCAATTGGGCGCTTTGTGGATTCACAAGGGGCGACATTGACACTCGACCAACTCAGGAAACTGGAGCCTATGGTCTTTGAGGACTTGGGCATTTAATACGCCAGAGGCGTACATTGCAAACTAGAGGTGAGCAAATGGAAGCGTTAAAAGACATCGAGCTAGATGATGACGTAAAAGGGAAGATTGCGGAGCAAATTGAGCAAGAGCTGCAATCGAGGTTAGATCAGGAAGTTTCTGGCCTAAAGGCTAAAAATGACGAGCTGATCGCTGAGAAACGGAAAGCCCAAGAGGCGACCGAGGCAGCAAAGGCTAGGGCCAAACAGGAAGCAGAGGAGAAGGCTAGGGCTGAGAACGATTACAAACAACTGTTTGAATCGCAGAAGCAAGAGTCGGATACCCTGCGAAAGACCATCGAGAAGATGAATTCGGACATTTCTAGGTCTAAAATCGACCAAGAGGCTGTAAAAATAGCGTCAGGCTTGACAAAAGACACAAGTCGCGCAAAACTATTGCAACAACAGATTAGCCAGAGGCTAACCCTAGTTGACAATGAGATTCGAGTGGCAGATGAATCGGGGCAGTTGACCGTTTCAACACTTGATGACCTCACTAACTCCATCAGGCAGAACTTCCCGTTCTTGGTTGATGGCAGTCAAGCAAATGGCGGCGGGGCCGTCAGAGCGCAAGGCAGAGCTGAAGCGCGATCCAAAGAAATGTCACGAGCTGACTTTGATGCACTACGTCCGGTTGATCAATCGGATTTTATGCGTTCGGGCGGCAAACTTTTTGATGATTAAGGAGGCCAACAATGGCTAACGTATTAACTAACCTTGCTGCTGACATTTATGTCGCGGCTGACGTAGTGGGTCGAGAGCTTGTTGGCTTCATTCCTGCGTCTACCATTAACGCAAACGGATCAGAGCGAGTCGCTAAAGGCGATACCGTTCGAGCATCCTTCACACGAGCGGCGACTGCTGTAGATGTGTCTGAGTCTATGACTGTTCCAGAAGGGACTGATCAGACTGTTGACAACAAAACGCTGTCTATCACTAAGTCTCGCGCAGTACAAATCCCTTACACTGGGGAAGATGTACGGCACTTGAACAACGGTATTGGCTTCGAGACTGTTTACGGCGATCAGATTGCACAAGCAATGCGAACGCTCTGTAACGAAGTAGAGTATGACTTGGCTGTTGAGGCGTATACCAATGCTTCACGCGCTCACGGTACTGCTGGAACGACTCCGTTTGGCACCAACAACCACGCTATTGCAGAGATGCGAAAGATCTTGGTTGATAACGGTATGCCTACTGAACAGGATCAGGTCTCCTTGATCTTGAGTTCTTCTGCCGGTGCTAACTTGCGTAAGCTCGCTGCATTGCAGGAGGTCAACAAATCAGGTAATGACACTTTGCTCCGTCAAGGTATCTTGCTTGATCTGTTCGGCATGGGCATTCGTGAGTCTGCACAAATCCAAAGCCATACCAAAGGAACGGCTACTGGGTTAGACGCAAACGGCGGCAACGCTGTCGGTGACTCTGTTATCGCTCTTGATGGTGGTGACGGCGGCTCCTTGTTAGCTGGTGATATCGTTACCTTTGCTGGCGATACCAACAAGTACGTTGTGAACGGCGGTTTCACGGCTGCCGCTGGTAATGCAACTCTCGGTACTCCGGGCTTGCAAGCAGCACTTGCTAGTGCCGCTGAAATGACGATTGGCGATAGCTTCTCTGCTAACATCGCAATGCACCGTAGAGCATTAGAGCTTGCTATTCGCGCTCCTGCTGTACCTGAAGGTGGCGATTTGGCTGATGACTCCCTCATCGTTCAAGACCAGCGCAGTGGATTAGTCTTCGAGGTTCGTGTTTATCGCGGGTATCGTAAGTCTATGATCGAAGTTGGTGTTGCATGGGGCGTGAAGGCTTGGAAGCCTGACTTCATCGCTACTTTGCTTGGCTAATATTGGCTAATGCTAGATGATTGGGGGCTTCGGCCCCCTTGATTCTTACTTGAGGATAGGTAATGGCGCTTATTATCGAAGACGGTTCAGGTGTAGCGAACGCTAATAGCTATGTAACTACGACAGAGTGGGATACTTGGGCAACTGCTCGCGGTATCACCCATAGTCACAGTGCAAGCAAGATCGAGGAGCTAATCCTCACAGCAATGGATTACATCGAAGCGCAGAATTTCTTGGGACGCAAAGCAACTGATGCTCAGTCGTTGCAGTGGCCCAGAACAGAAGTATACATAGACAGTTACTCGGTTAACTCAGATGAGATACCGAAAGAGCTAAAGAATGCAGTTTATGAAGTTACTAGAACGGTTTCTGATGGCAATTTTGCGCTATCTGCTAGAGACAGACAGACCACCCAAGAGAAAATTGGTGAAATAACAGTAACTTACAAGAACAACGCAAGCATGAACAAAGAAACGCCAGCAGTTAGATCTGCTATTAGAAAGATCATCAAGCCAGTCAACGGAGTATCTAGGGCGTGAGCTTTAATTATACAGCCACACAATCGACTGCGACTAGCATCTTGACGAAGTTTGGCGAGGATGCCACTGCGACTAGAACGGGCGGGGCTAGTTTTAACCCTACAACCGGATCTTATACAGGCGGCAGTACGACCACAATTACCGGCAAAGCTGTAAGGTTAAACTACAGCAAATCGGAGATTGATGGCGAAATGGTACAGAGAGACGATGCTAGGATGTACTTCCAAGCTGGCAACGGATCTCCTGAGATAGATGATAACATTCTGTTTGACTCAGAAAATTACAGGGTTATGGATGTCGTTACCATAGCCCCATCAGATACGGATGTGCTCTATGAGCTTCAAATTAGACGTTAAGGCTTGGGCAGAGGAGACTGGACGAGATGTCGTTGACGCCAAGAAGGGCGCGGCGTTGAAGTTGATAGAGAATGTGTTGGCTGACACTCCTATAGACGAAGGAGTTCTGATTAACAACTGGCGAACGGGGATTAATACGAGAAACGGCAGAAGTCTAAAAGGTGCAGACCCAAGCGGCTCAAGAGCTTTAAGTGAAGCAAAGACTAAGATTAAAAAGGTTATAGGCGATGAGACTATCGTATTCTCTAATAATCTACCCTATGCCCCAGTGGTTGAGTTTGGCTTGTACCCTAACCCGCCGAAGAACCCTACAGGAAAGACGATCAATGGCTTTTCTACCCAAGCGCCAAAAGGTATGAGCCGAATAAACGTAGAGAGGATGGCCGTATCTATGAGGAGAGACAGAGAAGGTTTGATAGTAATTGGTAAACAACCATGAGCACTGTATTCTCTGACATTAGCGCAGCACTAGACGCAAGGCTTAACTCGTTGAGTGGTAGCGCCCCGATTGCTTGGCCTAATACAGTTTTTAAGCCAACCAAAGGAACTCTATATTTGAGGCCGTCCCTGCTGCCGGTCTCATCTGCCCAAATTGGGCTAGGGTCTGCTGGACTAGACGAACACGCTGGTATTTACCAAGTGGACGTTTACGCCCCATCAGGCAAGGGAAGGAATGAGGCAGAAACAAAAGCGGATTCTGTTGCAGATCACTTTAAGCGAGGCACTGATCTAACTTATAATGGCGTAACAGTTCGTTTAGGCGACACCTCTCGGAATGAGGGATTAATCGTAGATGACAGGTTTGTTATCTCAGTCTCAATCAACTATTCGGCTCATGTAGCCCCAAGGTAAATAATATGACTATTGCAACAGGCGCTCGGCATGATATGGGCTACATATTAGAGTCGGCATTTGGAACGACCCCAGCAACTCCAGCTTTTAAAGCTATTCGACACACAGGGACAACTTTAGGGCTATCTAAAGACGCCATTGAGTCGGAAGAATTGAGAGAGGATAGACAGATTGCTCATTACCGACACGGCAATAAGGCAGTATCGGGAGATATCAACTTCGAGCTTTCTTATGAGTCTTTTGACGATTTGCTTGAGGCTGTAATGTGCGGGACATGGACTACAGATGTCCTTAAACCTAGCACAACCGCTCGCTCTTTTACCATTGAACGTCACCACGAAGATATAGATAAATATATCCGATCAACTGGCTGCTCGTTCAACAGCATGAGCCTTTCGGTTGCGCCTAATTCAATGGTTACAGGTTCATTTTCAGTTATCGGTAAAGACCTAACAACTTCGGGAACAGCTATCACTGGAGCAACTTACCCAGCGGCAACGACTACAGACCCGTTCGACAGCTTCACTGGAGCTATTACCGAAGGCGGATCAAGTATTGCAGTTGTGACCGCTCTTGAGCTGAATATCGAGAACGGAATGGAAGCTCAATATGTCGTTGGCGATTCAACTACGTTACAGCCGCCACTAGCTAAGTCTACGGTTACAGGGTCAATTACCGCATACTTTGAGAACACTACACTGATTGACAAGTTTATTAACGAAACGTCCTCAGCAATTACGTTTACTTTGACTGACGCTGCTGGGAATGACTACGTTTTTAATATGCCAAATGTGAAGTACAACTCCGGTAATCCAGAAGTTGCTGGAGCAGGAGCTATTACGGTGACGTTAGATTTTATCGCGTTATTTAACTCTGGGATCAGTAGCCAGCTACAGATTACTAGAACCGATGGGTAAATAGGGAAAGTGAGGGAAGCATGGATATTAATGATTTTTATACAGCGGATGAGCATGAGAAAGGCCGAGAGGTAGCTATAAATAACCCCAGCACTGGCGAGCCGTCAGATGTGGTTTTTATAGTTAGGGGGCCAGACTCAAAGACCTTTAGGAAAGCGATACTA